GCCAGCCTGATAGTTGCCCATCTGCCAGAGGTAGTTGCCGTCGCCGTCTTTCAGCTTGCGCACAGCGGCCAAGGTGGCGTCCGCCATCATGATCGCAGTGTTGGGCGAGGAGCGGTAGGCAGGATCAACAGAGTGGATCAGGTCGATGATTTCGTCAGCAGTGATGGCGTTGGTTGCGGCTGCAACTTTACCTTCTGCCGAGTTGGTCACGATGCCTTCAACATCCGAGGAACCGGAGCCAGTTGTCAGCTTGCTGTTGGCGATGCGGCCAAGGCGCTCACCAAGCAACTCACCGAGCAGGCTTTCCATGTTCATGATGCTGTCTGCGTTCAGTTCTGCGGACCAACGAAGCCACTCAGAATCGAAGGCAAACGCGCCAAGCGACTTCTGACCGAAGGTCACGTCTTTGCCACCGTCGTCGGTTGGCTGCGTGCCTTCTGTGTGAGCCTCTGCGGTGACAGCAGTGTCGTCAACAGTTGGGATGTTGAACGTGCGGCCATCGGCGGAGTTGATAACGGTGAACAGGTCGTTGCCATACATCGGGCCTGTGGCAATCATCGCTTTTTCAATGAAAGTCGCCAGTTCCGTTGGGACAGTAAAGCCACCAGCAGTCGTGGTGCCGCCAGTTTGCACACGATGCTCTTTGAGAACATTGCGCACTTCGTGGTCAACAAAGCCTTCACCACCAGCAGCGATCATTTCAGCGAACGCAGCGCGGTAGTCCATTTTGAAACCTTCGTCCACTGCGGGAGCGGAACGGTTTTCAAAAGTAGGGCGGCGGTCGAGGTCAACAGCATCGCCAGCGCGAAGTGCTTTTTCAACCTTGTCCATGCGGTCTGCGCGTGCAGCCAGCTTGTCGTGGTCTGCCATCATGGCGTCAAACTCACGCTCGATCTCAGCGGCGCGGGCTTCGTCTGTTGCGTCGGTTACTTCCGACAGCTTAGAGCGGGCCTCGGTGGCGATGTTCGCCATTTGCTCCCGCAGGGTTTTAATATCAGCCATTTTAGGCCTCCATCTAAGGGAACTGGTCTGTCATCACGACGATCAGTCCGAGCGCTTGCCCAAGGCGCTGGGAAGGGCAAAACAGCGGGAGTCCGCCGTTATCTGTTACAGCTTGGCCTTCATGCGAAGGCGACGTGCTGCTTGTGTTTTAATTTGCTCAGAACGGTGCGCCTCAAGAGAACGCAAACCAATTTCTGTTCCGCTATATGCGGGCGTCGTGACAATCGCCACGTCGTGCAACTGTAGGTCGCGGATCATGCGCTTCGGCATGTCGCCGCTGTCGTCCCATTCCTGCCGCGTAGGCACAAAAGCAAACGACATCTTGTCCAGATCGCCGCGCTTCATCTTGGGGACAATGCTGCGAACATCCGGGTCAGAGCCGTCAAGTTCCGTCTCCATATATAGACCGCGCTCATCTTCAGTCAGGCGAAGAGTGCCAGACCGCGTGCGCGCAAGAGGCAAGCCTTCATGGTTGATAAGAAACACCACGTCATCCTGACGCTCAATCGCGCTTGCAAACGCGCCGCGCTCGATCACCTCGGTGAACATGCCTGCAATGTTTGTTTCCTCACCAAAGACAGCCGCGTAACCGGAAACCCGGATCGCTTGATCATCGTCCTCACGAATTTCGAGAGGCTGCGCACCAGCGCGGATTTCACGTTGAGCCATGTTGGCCTCCATATCTTTTGCCGAATGTAACACAGAACCATCACCTGCGTCCACACAGCCCCGCTCATCGTCCTCTTGGGCCAAGATACGACTAGCCCACGACTGGCCTGCGTCACCAGACCAAAGCGCCCACGCGATGCGCCCGTTGCTTGGGTAGCCATCTTCACCGGGTCTAAAGCCTTCTGCTTCCTTGTTGACCTCATGGCGCGCAAAAAAACTATTCATGCGCCGAACGGTGTCCATGCTCAAGTTCTTACCATTCGAGATGTCACGCGCGCGAGCGATACCGACCTCAGTGCCACCACGGCCAAACTCACGACGCCAAGCAAGGCCGCGTTCGGCCTCCTCGCGCATAGCCTCATTCGGTGTCGGCATCAGGGCTTCCCGTCTGTTGAGTGATAGGCACAGTGGCACCTTGAACCATCAGACTGTCGCCACCTTCAGCCGGAGGCATGTTTTCGATAGTCCGAACCTCGTTGGGCGTGCGGATCGCGTTCTGAATTGTGGTCGCGTGCGCTTCCATACGGGTCTTGAAGTCACCGCGCAGAAGGCCATCAACATTGAACTCGACGTATTGCTTGGAACCGCGCGGGAACAGCTTCAGGTTCATCTCCTGCTCAACCTGCTCAATCCAGCGTTTCAGCGTGTGCTTGACGAACTGCAAATCCTGTTGCTCGGTGTTGCTGAACGTCCCATGCGTCAAATCTTGCAAGAAAACAGGCGGCAGGCTGTAAATGCGGGCGATCTGCTCGATGCTGAAGCGTTGCAACTCAATCAACTGCATTTGCTCAGGATTGAACCCGATTTGCTTCATCTCATGGCCCATCGGAAGCGCCATAACGGGCCGACCCTCACGCGCCAGCTTTGCCGTGGTCTTGGCCACGTCATCAGATGCCCGTGCAGCCGCAGCGCCGCTCTGGAACGGCCCTTGCAGCACAACAGGGGGGATACCACCGCTTTGGAACGCCTTGGCCCCGTAGCGGCTCGCTGCAATCGCCATACCGATGGCGTCACGGTTGGTCGAGATAGGGCCGCGAACATCAACGCCGTTTGACTTGAGCATGAACGGAACGTCGATGACCTCGTTTGCCGCGTAGGTCACACCATTGCAGATATACACCCTGATCTGACGCTTGCCTTCGGTGCGATGCTCGACGCGCGTTTTCTGCGGGTCAAGCGGCCACAAGTTTTTGACAGCGCCACTTCCTGAGCGCTCAATATAGGTCACGCAGCGCCCGCCAGTGAACACTTGGTCGAACATATACTTGCGCCACTCAAACGACGACATGCTATCGTTGGCCACGTCGTGCAGGATGCCCTCAAGCGGACCTGTTGCGCGCTGACGCCCCTTGGATGTCTTGCGGTAGACGTGCAGCGGAAGGCCAGCCAGCGTGCCGCTAAGAAAGTTGACCGCAGCCCAGACAGCAGGAACGCCTAGAGCGGTGTCAGTGTTGACCGTCACACCAGCGGACGCAGTTAGTTCACCCCAACCCATCACTTGCAGAAAGTCCTCTGCCGAGACAGGAGCGTTAGGGTTTTCCAGATTGCGCGTCTCCGCTTTGCGGAAGCGGTCAAATAATGCCATCACGAGCGTCCTCGATGTTTGCAGCAAATTAGCACATCAGGCGCTCATGGTAAAGGCAGGGCGGTCTTAGCCGCGCCCACCTCGCCATGGCTTACCTAAACACAACACGCAACGACACATCTCGACCGCCAAGCCTCGCCCTGCCGCGCCCAGCCTTACCTTGCCCTGCCTCGACCGCCTTTCCTTGACCAGTGCGCCCGCTTATGCGGACTGCACCACACCGCGCTTGGGCGCAGCGATTTCCTCTAAAGCAAACAGTTCGTTTTCATCAAACGCGCCTGCATAACGATCTAGCCAAGACCTTAAAGCAACCGCGCCTTGCCTGCGTAATTCAGCCATTGCCTCCGGATCGTCTGGATCAAAACGCGTATATCCGCCGCCATGCTTTCGACTTGCCATTGGCGACACATAAGCCGGATATTCCCGCTCAGTGATTTGAACCACATTCGCTTCCGTGGTTTCGACCTTGGCTTTGATCCGAAGCCCGCTTGCCATTTTGCGTGCAAGATGGATGCGGTGCTGACGTGCCGCTTCGGCATCATCAATGCCAAAGAACCAATCATAAGCTTCGTGATCCGGCTGGCCTTCCAGCCAGTCAATGAACTCAGACGCGACAAACATATTGCGCCCGCTCTCCGACAAATACCCATCAATGATGCGCTGCCGATCTTTACTTGTAAAAGCCATTTGTCTTCCCTTTCTGTTTTGCAGTGGACCGCCATGCCAAGCCCGAACTCACCCGACCAAAACAGACCTCACCAAGACCGCCTTTCCTCGACCGCCAAGCCGCGCCCAGCCGCGCCCTGCCTTACCGTGACAAGCCTCGACCGCCTTACCTTGACCGCGTGGGGCGACCTAAGCCGCCCCCGCCAATATCATGCCGCGCGCTTTTCGCGCTCCTCTTGCAGCATTTCCATAAGTTCTTCGGTTTCGTCATCGTAGCATTCTGGGTTATCCAGCGCCGCCTGCTGCACATCGCGCGCCTCTGCGGTGATTTCATCCCAGTATTCTTGGAAGTCACCAAGATCATCGCCTGCGACCGAAAATGTGCCAAACGATCCGCGCCCCTTTTCTTGCCGAAAGTCACCGATCCCAACAATCGCGCCCGCGTTTTGCAGCAAAGAAACAATGCTGTGCGCGCTCAGTGTCGGCGTAACATAGGCAATATCAACCTCTGCCACCCAGCGAGGCAAAAAAGCCCGCGTGCGAACGTCCGGCGTTTTGTTCATATCGGCCGATCGCACAACGTCCATTTTGAGATAAGGCTTGCCCCAGACTTGAATTTTCATTTCTGGCAAAAAAATCAAACGCTGCACGCTTGTCTTTGTGACGCCAGGCGTTTCCAAAGCCGCCGTTGCCATTGCGCCCTTTACGCCCGGCGCTGGGAAGCAAAGCAGGGTTTCGCCGTCGCGCTTACGATAGGCGCTGTCACGGTATTCTTGCTCTGGATCGTGCTTAATTTCTTTGCGCTCGGCTGCGGTTTTTTTGCCGCCGCCGATCAGCAAAGACCGCTTGGCCTTGGCACTCATTGCGTTGAAGTAAAGCGGCGTCGATCCAATCATGCGCAGCTTAACGCGTCCCTGCTTGAGCGCGTCAATGTGAAGTGTTCCAGCTTCTGCTTTTTTGATAGCCATGTTGTGCATCCTTGTCTTGCGGACGCACGTCGCCTGTCGCATTATGCAATCAGGTCAACCGTGCATTCCGGTTGGCTTAGAGAAGGTTAAGCGGCTGCAACCGCCACCTTCTCGAACACATAAACATGAAAATTATTTTTCTGCAAGAACTATTTTTCCAGAATAGTATTTTTCTCACGACTCCAATTCAAACGCTGGATCATCCCAAGGCGATGAAGCCGTGACTGCCTCGACCATAGCCTCGCTGCCCAGCGCCATAGCCAGCGCAACCAGTCCGTCAATCCGACCGATAGACTTGGCCTTGTTTAGCTTCCTGTTGCCTGCTGGGTCTCGCTCTGCAATCGCATTGGCCGCGCACATGTTCAGGACCGGGTTGTCACCGTGCGCCAGCTTATGATCGACCACCAGACGCTCCAGCTTGTCCACAGCGGGTGCCATGTCCTTAAAGCCCTGACCGAACGGTTGCATCGGCAACTGCACGCCGATCGTGTCCAACTCGCGCGTGAAGTCGTTGATCCTCCATCGGTCATATGCCAACAACTGCATGTCAAAGTTTTCCGCCGCCTCTGCAACGTGCTGCGCAACCACCGCAGGCACAATAACAGGCCCGTCAATCAAGGTGATGAAGCCCTGCTTGGCCCACACGTCATAAGGAACTTTGTCCTCCTTGGCGCGCTCTCTGATGCCGTCTGAAGGCATAAAGAACTGCGGCACGACGTGATACTTATCACCGTCGGGAAACACCATCACGAACGCCGTCAAATCTCGGCTGGATGACAGGTCCAAGCCAGCGAAACACGTCATCCCGCTGTCGATCTGAGGCGCGGCTTTGTTTGCCTCCCACTCACCTCGGCTTAGGAACGGGCTTGTCGCCTCAATGCGCTGGTTAAGAAACAGCCACCGGAAGCTGTTCTCTTTAGCCGGAAGTCGCGCTGCCTGCTTTGCAAAGTCTTGAACATCCTTCAAGCTGCGAAACTCACCAAGCGCCGGGTTTGCAGCCTTCCACGCCTTGCGATCCATGATCTCGCAATCTTCTGGCGCGGTGTAAACGTGACTGACGATCCGCTTGTCTTTGGCGTTGGACGCGTCATCAAGCCAGATGCTAAACAGGTCGCCGTCAGTCGCAGCCTGCGTGCTGATCGCAATCAGCAGCGGGTCATCGTGCGCACCCTGCGCAGTCTCAATCGCCTCGATGAAGCTGTCAGTTGGCCCTCGCACCTGACCGACCTCATCCAAAATTGCCAAGACAGGTGACAAGCCGTGCGCCGTGCCAGCCTCAGCACTGATCGCCCGGTACTCAACATTCATCGGCAGGCCGACCAAAGACTTTTGCGAAGGCACAATCTTGATAAGCTGAGATAGGCGCGGAGAAAGCCTGACCATTTTTTCGGCCAGCTTAAAAACTAGACTGGCCTGCTCACGACTGCGAGCGCCGCTGATGATCTGGCTATTCTGCCTAGCTTCAGGTCCAACGATGTGCGCCAGCAGTATCGCCGCAATCAAAGCCGACTTGCCATTCTTTCGGCCAACACTGAGGTATGCGCGGCTTGTGCCCTTCGGGTTGTCATAAACATCCAAGATGAATTGCCGCTGGAACTTCATCAGCTTGATCGGCTTGCCCACCAGCTTGCCCTCAGGCACCGGGCAGAATGCCTCGATGAATTTGCAGACCTGTTCTCCGCGTGTCATGCGGCCTCGCGATCTGCCTTGAGTTCCTCATAGGTCTGGCCTGTGGCCTCAAGGGTTGCTTGCTCGCCTGTGAAGTCCTGCCAGCGCTTGATGATGACGTCGCAGTAGGCTGGCGACAATTCCATTACAAAAGCGTCTTTGCTTCGCGTCTCGCAGCCAATCAAGGTTGAGCCGCTGCCGCCAAATAAGTCGAGAACGGTCATGCATTCTTCTGCATAGTTATCGATACACCATTCCGCCAGAGCGATAGGTTTCTGCGTCGGATGAACACGCTTTTGGCCATGCTCAGACGCCTTCACCATTCCGTTCCACATGTGTTCAAACTTTCTGACTGCGGTGGCTTGATTTGTCCAAGCCAATTCGCAATCTGCAAAATTCCCGCTGTTCTTCTTGTCCCAAACAATCCAGCAGGACGAATTCGGCAGGCTTGCGGCGTAATAGTTCCCACCCCAGATTATCTCGACCTTTGCGCCGAGTGTGGCAATAACTGAAATTGCGGCTACCGCGACTTCAATGCTGTCGTCATTTGCCACCGGGGCAAAATTGCTTGATTGCACTACATTCGACTTGTCGGCCTTTTCGTTTTTCTTTCCGCCGAAAGCCCCGCCACCTCCAACCTTGTTACCCTGAACGATAGAAATTCCATACGGAGGGTCGGTGTAAACGCAATCAACTCCGCGCCCGTCCATCAGCCGCTCCACAGCATCAATGCTGGTGCTATCCCCACACATCAGGCGATGTCGCCCCAATAGCCACACGTCGCCCTCAACAGTGACAGGCACCTCTGGCGCTTCCGGCACAGCGTCCTCGTCGGTCAATCCCTCGGTTTCATCATCCTTCTTGAGCAGATCCACCAACTCATCCTCAGAGAACCCCATCAGTTCGCCAAAGTCGCCCGCTAAGTCTTCCAACTCAACGCGC